AAGCCCAATTAAGGAAGGTTCCCATTTCATTAAGACCATCAATAAACCCTCCAGCAACTTGTCCAATAGATTCTGAAAAGAATGAATTATCGTCATCACCAGCTACTTCTATATTGTTAAAGAAAGAATTAGGGATCTCTGGTCTGTTTATCTCTTCGATTTTGCTTAAATCATCTTCAAATGAGACTTGGCTACTAAAATTATCTAAATAAACATCAGCTAAAGAAGATTGTGTACTCATGATCCTTGGTAGGGGTCTATACCATCTAAGGTTGGTTCATAAAATTCTGGTGGAACTATATTGCCACCATCATCTACTCTTATTGCACCATCTAATCTCTTTAAGAAAAGATTATCTGCTTCTCTATTTTCTCTTACTGCTTTTTTACTTTTTAATTTTTGATACCAAGTGTTAAAAGATTTCTCAGGTAAATTTGTAGATGTAGGTTCAGACTTAAAGATATGTATCTGCACTTTTCTAAAATCTTCCCTAATAGCATCTTTTTGTTTTATACCTTCATTTGTTGCTCTTTGTTTGCTTTTATTAAAAATATTTCCGTATCGTTCTTCAGGTGAAGTGTCAGGAAAAAATTCATTATATGCTTCAGGCATCATTTCAAACAAATACGCACGATACAAATGTTCCGCATTATCCACTTGTATCCAATTAGGCATTGAATTTAAATTTTCTAAATCAATTTCAGTTCTTTCTTCTTTTTTATCAAAATAAGATTTCTTTAATTCAGTAAATTCTTCAGACAGTCTTTCTATTAAAGCATCATATTGTTTGCTTTTTTCTTCTGGTGTAGCATTGCCATACAATGTTTCTATATTTTCTGCACCAATTCTAAATTTATTAAATGCTTCTGCGTGTGCTTTTCCTAGTTCACCATCTACAACAACTAGATTCTTAAAAGCACTTAAATTACCAACAAATAATTTAGCTAACTCTTGGTTAAACCTTTCGCCATAAAATTTAGAAGCACTTCTGTCATTGTTGACATTAAGTATTTGTTTAAATATTTCTTGTTCTTGTTTTTTATTTATTTTAGGAAATGTATTTACAATTAAATTTGGATCTTGTCTTAATCCAGCAAGTGTCAATCCTCCCTCACCTAACGATGCTTGCACCATTCCTAATCTATATTGATCATTATCACCAGATCCACCACTAGATTTTATTTGATTAAAAGTAGAAGTAAGACTGTCAGCACCCACATCATAGTAGGATGACCAAGATAACCCATTTGCTTCATTCAACCTTTTTGTCAAATCAGCTATATTTCTTATTCCGTTACCACCTTCTCTGTCTGGAAATTTAATATCTAATACAATATTTGTTTTCCATTCATTGTAATCACTTCTTGCAGTCTTCTTAGCTTCTGCTTCATCTTCTTTCTCTCCATTCTCAAGCATCAAATCTAGTTTCTCTATATTCTCAAATATAAATTCTCTGTACTGATTGTTATCCATCAGCATAGAACCAGATTTTAAAACTCTAGGATCTGTAACTTTATCCTGCAAAGCACCAATAATATTGGTTATGTACAACTTCTCTTCTTCATCGATAATCCTGCCACTATTAGAGTTAGCATTATCAAATGTATAAGCTACACCAATAATTTCTTTAAGTGCTACATTAACAGATTGTTCCCTAGTAAGACCCTCTGCCATACCTTGATCTGTAAGTGTTCCTAAGATGTTGTAGAAGTTCTTGTTAAAATCTACTGGAGTAGCCTTATCATCACCTGAGTAAAGCCTAAATAAACCTTGGTATGCAGGGGATGTTTTATCAAATAATGTTGTTCTTACTACTTCTCTAAAAGTAGCAACTCTGTTATTAACTTCGTTCTTTCTTACATTTTCAAAAAACGTCTGGTCTAGTTGACCTTTGTACCTGAGTAATTCTTCTACATCGATGTCTGGGTTATCCCTAATAATAGAGTTAATTTTACCATCAATAGATTTTTTATATACTTGTTCTACATCAAAATCCCCTGTCTCTTTATTTACTTCTAAACCCATAGTAAAACCAGCAGACTTATCTTTATTAAATGCTTCTGTTTTATTAAACACCCCAGCAAGAAAATCAGTATCATTAATTATTTTGTTACCTTCTTCTCTTGCTTTGAGTAAACCCTTAGTTCGTTTTTGTTGTTTACCATATATAGCCCAACTACCTTGTAACTCAGGATCTACAGTACCTTTAACTGCATCTGCTTGTGCTTTAAATGCTATTTCTTCTTGTCTACTTTCTCTGTAAGTTTGGTATGCTCCAAATCCAGCATCTATAATACCTTGTGTTGCCTTTAACCTTTGATTAGCAAACTCGATAAAGTTATCTAAGTCTCTGGTATCCTGTCTTCTAAAAGTATCTACTGGTCTTGCTTGAGGACGTAAGTTACCAAAGTTTGCTCGTTGAGTTACTCGTTCTACCATTAGGTTATATTTGCTCCAAAGTAAGTTGTACTACCTGTATTTTTAGCATATTCATATCCTTTAAATCCTGCACCACCTAAACCTAACAATGCACTAAGAGCATCTGGTTTACTTGGTCCTCTAAAACTAAAGATCCTATCTTCCATTTTTGCTTTTGCTTGGAGCTTACCAATCTTCATCTGATCAGTCATCATAGCAAGGTTCCTAGTATTAATACCTCGTTGCTCTTGTATCATTTGCCTAGATCGTTCCCTGTTTAACTTTGTGTCTCCAGTTTGTTGTAAAATCTGTTGATCATAATCAGCAATAATAGCATCTACTGTATTACCAGTAAGCATCCCAGCAGTTAATTTACCTACTGCTTTAGCTTTTGCTTTTTCTCCCTGTCTTTCAGTCCTTCTTATAGCCTCAGTAGTATCTACACCTTCTTGTATATCTTTCTTTGCTAGTTGTCTCTGGCTTAACTCAAATGCTTCTTCTTCTTGGTCCTGTCTTTTATCTATTTGTGCTAAGTCTAACTTATATGCTTTTTCTGCTAGTGCTTTATTCTGCTCTGATAATTCTTGACCTTCTTGGTACGCTTGTTCTTGTGCCATATAACTGGCTACACCTTGTGCAACCATTAAACTTGCGTATATAGATGCAGGTTCACACATTTTTGATCCTTAAAAATTCTACAAATGGAGTACCAGCATACCCAAAATTAGGTATGACTCTGATAAATGAAAAACCTAAAAACTTTAACCATTTGATTGCGTTCTTATTAGCCACATCAACATAGTTATATAAAAGATCCCAATTAGTAGACAAGAGAGTATCAATCCAGTTTTTTCCTGTTCGTAAAAATTTAATTTCTAATCCTTTGAACTCACCATCACTTAACATCCAAGGGATTCCTATGCGGTCATTTATTATACTTTTGTTCACACCAAACATACCTTTAATTAACCCATTATGAACAATTGTATACACTTCATCAGAAGCATAAAAACCAGCACATAGCGAATCCACAGGTTTAGATCCACTTGCTCTCCATATTTCCTCTTTGTCTTGTATACAAATCCTTGGTGCTAAATCAAATACATCCTCTATAACAGAATTACGGAAGTAACTAGTTAAGTCGCTGGGATCGGATGTGGTAGAATCCTTCCCATTCGGCACTTTGGAATTCACATGGGAGGTGAGAAGATGAGAGGATTTCGAGTTTGATGTTTTTGCTGTTCCCCAGCAGAGGAACTTTAAATGATCCTGACTCGATAATTGAGGTTTGGTCGGTTTTATTATTTGCTTGTGAGACTCGTCTACCAGTAAATTTTTTTTCATCGGTATCTTCTGTCAGTCGGTTAGTATGTGTGACTTTAGCAGTAAAGTTACCAGTATGAGCAAAGTTAATAGTCATGTTTCTTAGTTGCAGTCTAGATACTGTTTGTGGTTTCTGTCCTTGACCTATAATTATCTCACTAAACTGAAACTTAAAATCAAATGATTGTCCTACATATATTGGGTTATTAGCATCAATAGTTAAATTAGCTAATGTAGCAGAAGAAAGTATATCCCCTTTCTTGTCGATGTATTTTAAACTAACTCCATCTGCATAATAATTTGTATTAAAGTTTGTATAGGACGAATTAGACGTTAGCTTTACTCTTCTGTCTAAAAGTATTTCATGGTTGTTTTCTGTAGTACCTACTGCTTCGTCTTGTGATAATTTAATTTTCTCTAGGTAAACTTTTGATGATCTTTGAGTAACAATAAATATTTCATCCTGAACAAAAGTAATAGCAAGGATGTCAGCATCAAACTTCCATTGTGACCATGAGGACTGTACTTTATTCTGTCCGTTCCAGTAGTAGCCATAGACCCACAAAACCTTACTAGAAGCACTATCATCTGTAATAAGGCACAACATATTGTAGTTACTACTGGCACTCATCTGTTTGATGTTACCTTTTATATACCTAGGTACATGACCAGTTATGTCAGTTGCATCTTTTACTTCTGTATCTGTTTGTAAATAAAATTCTCTAATGGTACTAAATGCACCCCCTGGACTTGCAAAGAATACATATCTTCCTGCACCTACTGGTGTAGTACCTAAATCAGCTTCAAACTCCGTAGTTACATTTAAGCTAATATCTAGTGGACTAAGGAACTCTGCTGAGTTAAGAATGAATTGGGTTTGATCAGAAAAGATAAGGAGGGATTCAGAGAAGGGAAGTGCGTGTTTGAGGATAGATACACGATTAGTAGAAACTGTTACATCAATAGGATCAGTATCAAGTAGGTTTAATACTGTAGGTCGGAACCAATTAAGGAATTTTCCTGCTTCAGTAAAGATGACACTTTCCTCAGAAAGTACACCCAACCTATTCTGATGGAAAAATATGTCGCTGATAGTGGAACCAACAAAACTAGGAAAAGGATTAGAATCATCATCACCAGCAACCCTACTAGTCCAACTAGCTTGTTTAACGCTAAAAGAACCATCTGTCTCCTTAATTATCTGTAGAGGCATAGTAGCAGGATCTAGACTATTTTGACTTCCACTTGCTACTGTTTCTTCAAATACCCCTTTAGTTTCATCTTTTAGTCTTACATAAAAATCATCAGCAAATTTACTGTTATCCCCTGTGATCTTAATGACCATATCTTTGGCATTAACTGGTCCTGCCCCTGGCAACTCAGCAAACCTTTGTGTCTCATCTTTAAATGCTTGGATAAAACCATTGGATCGGGAATCAGTTACTCTTATTTCAAAGTCAGTAGTATCAGAGCATTTTATATGTATAACAGAACCAGATACAGTAGCGGATAACTTTGGGAAAGTACCATCAAAATTTGTACTGTTATGAGTTCCTGAACCAAGCATTAATTGTGAAGATTGTGTAGCTCCAGAATAAACTAAGGCTTCTCTAATTTTACCTACTGCTCCTTCTGATGCACTCAAATCTAAAGTCAATGTGCTACCAATAGCAGTACCATCAAACAAGGCTTTAGCTATCTTGTCTGTAGCAATATTAGCTTCACCCCCTGTTGCACTACTTTCTGCTGTTGTTAATTCTGCTACAGTATAAAAAGCACCATTATTAATGTTTCCTTGTTTTATTTCTATTTTGTAGGTAGTAGCATAGTCTCCACCCCTGACATAAATTAAGGCTTCTGGATTTCTAGTAGCAGAAGTAGTAGAGTCTTTGGCTACAGTAATGCTCTTATTAACAAGGTAGGTAAAATCAGCTACAGTCGTAGCAGTATAATTAGAGTTGGGATTACCATTGGTAAGGTAAGTCTTGATCTCATTAAAAGTATCCCCAGAGGTTATAACACTATCAGTTGCATCCCTAGCACGGACAGTCTTAGAAGTCCCATCACTAGCATCATAGACTTTTACCAAGTCTGCTATAGTGTTACCTGACCCTGTTAATACTGCTATAAATGTTTCTGTACCTGACCTTCTAATAGGATGGATAAAAGTAGAAGCAAAAGAAGCATCTGACAGTTTTGCTACGTGTTGTGTTCCTGGCCTTTTCTTTAATCCTTTAACAGGATCACTATAACCATTCTCTTGTACAACACCTTGGGACTTATCTTGGACTGTAGGTGCTTGCTGGCTAACTCCGTTTAGTAGAGATGGAATTAAATCAGATACTAGAGGCATTAAAGGAATCCAAGTCGTAATCGTTGAGTACCAAAATGGTCCCGATTAACTACTCTGTACACACTATATTCATCAAATACATTGTGTCCTCCAATTTGACTTTCTGCTTCTTTTAATTCTGCTAAAGCACTAGCTTCATCATCTTTTTCAAATCCATATAACTGAGGATTACCTACGACTTGCTGGGTAAACCTTCTACTAGACTTAATACCTATATATCTTTTTGCTACTTCTGGTAGTGAATCAAATTCTTCCTGTGTCACTACATCTAAATGTATGGAAGTATGGTTATCCCCTACATCGAATGTATGATTGAACGGATCGTAGATTTTATTTTTACCCTCTTTAGTTCGTCTTTGAATAAATCTAAGGTGACTACTGGTTCCTACACAATCAATTTTAAGTGTATTAAGAGGGAGAATGATTTGTTTGGAAACACTATCGGGAATAAATTTTTTATTAAAATCTGTGTTAAACCACCAACCCTCAGATTGCATTTCCCTGTCAATCCTACCAATAATAGTTTCTGCTAGTTCAGCATCAGTAAGACCAGATTCTAAATCGTTTACTGGTGCTTCACCTATACTAGCAAGCATCAAGTTTACTAAGTTTAACTTAGTTGTTGCGTTATAAGCCATTAATCATCAATCTTGAGTGGGTTTTTTCTTCTTTTGTCTTTACTAGGATCTTTTGATACACCTTTCCATCCCCAACCCTTTTCCAGATATTCTTTTTTATGTTGAGCCATTTTTTCTTTATGCTCTTTTCTTCTAGCTTTAGATTCGGGACTCCATTTTTGTTTTTGTAAAGCTAATTCGTGCATCTCAGCTTGGAGTAAACCTGCTTTAGTATAGTATTCAGGATCTTTTTTATCTAAGTTTTCTATTTTTTTATATACTTGTTCTAATTCCTCACTTAATCGTTGGTACTTAGATTTATATTTAGATTTCTTTAATCCTGCTACTATTGCTTTTCCAATACCCATTTTAAGTTTTTGCTGGTCTTCCTTTTTTCTTAACTTGGGGTTGCTCTTGTGACTCTTTTTGTAGTCTTAGTTCTTCCATTTCTCTCCATACTGATTTTGATTCACCAGCAGGGCATGGTCTATGTTGTTGTTCTCGTACTACTCTATCTAAATCAGACATGATTATTTTTATTTAAGGGAGACAGGGGGGCAAGGGCAAACCCCCCTGAGAGGTAGAGTAGCCAGAGGGAGATTGTAGCTACTCTAAGGGAACATCAACTACCAGTTGCTCTCGCAAGGTAGCAACATTCAGGACGTAGTACACCATGTCCGACAGCCATCTTTGCTACCAGTAATGTACCTTGTCTACGAATGTCATATTCGCTCTCTGTTTGCAGATTCATAAGTTGTACAGTACCTACTGCACTTTTATGAAAAGCAAGAAAACGAGTATTACCAAGTGCGGCCGCATTGTTAGCAGTACCATTACCAAAATAGGTGTTATTTTCACCAGTTACAGCACTACTAGTATTTGCAGAAGGCAAATGGTTTGATACCAAAATAGTGAAACCAGCAAGCCTAGGCATATTAGCATTAGCTACATCACCTTGACCTCCATAGTCACGATTTACTGCTTTTGTTGAATCAAGAACATCATAAAAATCTTCAGGATTTAATACGATATACCTGTCATCTTTAGGAATGTCTAATTCATCAAACTTTTGGGCAGCATCAAATATTCTAGCAACTTTTAAATCACTAGTATTGTATTCAGCATTAGCTACTGCAATAGAACTTCCACCACCAGAACCACTATTAGTAATAGTAGTAGTAGTATTAGCACCAATATGCACTAATTTAAGAAGATTCTCATCCATCCTCTTAGCTAATGATCGGCCCATCTCAGTAGAATAAACACTTCTCACATCATAGTGAGATCGTGCCTCATCTAACTTATCAATGAACACATGAGAAACCAAAAGATCATCAATATTAATAACCTTTTCAGCTTGTTGAGGAAGAGTACCACCAGCAAGTTCGTTTCCAGGTGTATGATATGACGCAGTTGTCTTACCAAACACAGGGAATTGTGCAGACTTACCAGAACTAATTGTTCGTTTCATAGTACGTGAAAGCATTACATTTGCTTCTTCAAAGGCAGTAATAGTTTCACCACTAAATACTTTTAAGAATAGTGCTTCGGTTGCTGTACCTGAAGCATTAACTAATCCTATTCTATTCGGAGTTGAGGCAGAAGCCATAATTATTTTCCTATATGATTAATGTTAAGGTACGACATTAATTACACCTTAGTCACTAATCACAACAAGTTGTCTTTCCTCAGAAAGGCTTGTTAATTACATGACATTGGAGTTCGCAAGTTTGTCGTGAACTTGCTTTCTAAAACTGGGATCATCGGTGTACCTAGGATCTTTCATATCCTTAGTTACTTGTGCCATAGAAGTGTAGGCACTCGATGAATTTGTTCTTTGACCTTGAATTAGATTAGGGGCCGATCCAGTACCCATCTGGTATCGAGCATAAAGTGAATTAACTGCAAACTTAGCAGTTTCTATATTATTAAGGTCAACATTAGCATTAAATACATTTATCTCATCTTGAGATAGATTTTCTTTAGCCCAAGCAGTCATCTTTGCGTAAGTATCCTGACCACCAACTAAGTTATAAACAGACTGTTGTACAAGTTCTGATCTAGCTTGTTGTCCATCTATAAAGTCATCTACGAAATTCTTTGGGATACCTGCCTCTTCCAACGCTTGATACGAAGCATCAGAAAGTTCCCCTTCTCTCGCATACTCAGCAGACAAAGCTCCAAAATCCAATCCCTTAGATTCCACATATCTTTCAGCCTCCTCCATAAATTCTTCGTTTTCATCAGAGGAAACATCATCAGCTTCTTGAGATCCTTGAGATAATTTCTGTTCCAGATTTTGATAGGCATTGGCTAAGTCCTCTGGTGAATTAAATTTCTCTGGTAACCAATCGGGTCTACCAAATTCTTCTACTTCTTCTCCATCAGCAAGAGAAGCCATAGCTTCATCATGACCTTCAGGTGGTTGTGTGTTTTCTTCTGGTGGTACTGATACTTGATCTACCATATATCCCTTTTATTTAGTTGTGTATTTTCGACCTTGCCATGTAAATGTTTTACTACCTTTTGCTTTCTCCTCGTTATATTTTTTCCTAAATGATTTAGCCATAGAAGAACCTTTACGATAAACAGGATAGTTACCTTTAAAATCTACTGGTGAACTATCTTTATCTTTTTGCATTCTGTCTTGTATAGCTTTTCTGGAATCCATTTGAGTTTTTACATTCCTACTACCTTCTGATTTAGAAGGTGGAACTCTGGTAGGTTTCTTTGTAGGTTCCTTTTTCTCTGTCTTCTTAGAAGTAGAAGCACCAATACCCAAAGCACTCAATGCACCCAACAACATCCCAGCTTTACCTTTACCTTTAAATTTTACTCTGGTAGGTGGTTTATTATTAGCATCTGGTTTTCTAGTAGTTTTCTTCTTAATTCTTTCTACTACTTTTTCTCTTCGTTCACCTTTTAATGCTGGTTTAGGATCTTTAACCCCTTTCATCTTTACATACTCTACTGTGTAGTGTTTTGTATTAGCCTTCCCTGCTCTTTTATCTGCAATTAACTTTTCTGCTACTGGCTTTTTAATACTGTCAACTACACCATTCTCAAACTGTTTGTAATAACCCCCATTCTTATACCTTTTAATCACAAAGGTACGCTTATTAGCCATGTACTCAGGTGCTTTATTTCTTTTCTTTAATTCTTTATCTAAATCCTTAGTAGGTATGTATTCTTTTCTTGGGTCTTTCTTTGGTCTACCTATTTGATTCCCATAAGTACCTTCACCTTGGGGCATACTATCCTTGTTGTTGAGGTTGTTGTTGTGGTTGTAGTCCAGCCATTTGCATAATCTGAGGTAGTAGTTGTTTACCTATCTCTGGACCCATAGTTTTAGCTATTTCCATAACCATTTGTTGTTGTCTTTGTTGTTGAGCTTGCTGTTGTAGTTGTGCTTGCTCCTCTTTAGACTTCAACAACCCTTGAGGATCTATTCCTAGTGATACACCTACACGATCTATAAAATCATCAATGTTAATCTGATTTAAGAAACCTTCTGCTCCAAGAGGTTGGAACATCTGTATCATCTGCATTAGTTTCTTTAAGTCTTCTGATCTACTCATTGCTTCTAGACCAGTAATAATCTGAGGTCTTACTACACCTTCTGGTAGAGGTGGTACTTTGTCATTATCATTAAGTTTCTTGAGCATCAATCTAACCAGAGGTAATTGAAACTCTTGAGATAACAAACTAAATATTCCACCTAACCCAGATTCTATTTCATTAGCAAGTAGACGTACTTCAGTAGCAGTAACTCTTTCAGCATCTCTTTGTACTGTACCGGACATTAGAAATGCACCAGCAAGTCTGTCACTAATAGTTTTAATCATGCTCTCAGCAATCCTAAAATCTACTGCTTTGTTGACTTGCAATACACTCACATCATTAGCATCCCCTTGGATGATTGCTCCGTTAGGTGAATTAGCTAATGATCTAGCTTTAGTTGTACCATTAGGACGTACTAGAAATAGTACCTTTGCAGAGGATGCAGTACCTTCTACTAATGCTTGTGATAAACCTTCTAGTGAACGTAAGTCACCTAAATATTGTTCTACTAAACCTCTTCCATAGGATTCACCATCGATCCTGTCAAACCTAAGTACCATCCAAGGGAAGTTATCTAACTTATAAGTTCCTGAACTATTAGGTACTTCTATTTCTTTTACTTCCTGACTTACTACCCATTGGTCTGCTTCTCTAATTATCTTTGTGTAGAGATCAATACTCTTATCTGAGTCATCATTAGTATCTTCTTGTTGTACTTGGTTTCTGATTTCCTCTGGTAACATAAGAGGACTTACAGATTCCTTTACGATGATCTCTAGTACATTACCCATAGCATCCCTTTGGCATACATACCTTTCCAAAGGAAATACTCGCATACCACCTTCTTGTGGAAAATGAACAAGAGCATTACCAGAAACAATAAGATGCTTTAACATCTCAAAGGTAGGTACTCGTACTCTTGTTACTTCTATTTCAGACATTACAGCACGTTCTATAGCACCTAATGCTTCCTCAACTGCCCCTCGACCTTCTTGTTTAAGTTGTGGGATCTCAAGATCATCCACCATTAGTCTAAAGAAGGGACCAGATGGGGGCAGTAAGGCCAGAAGTAACTTAGAAGCAAGAACATTAACTGCTCTAGCACCTACACTTTGGTATGGTGTAGGAAATATGGTACTAGCTGAATGTCCTTCTGGAGGTATGAGGTAGGGTAAAGTTAGTTCGGAACAATCCCTGCTTCTTGTTAAGAAGATGTGCCTTTGGTTCTCTAATTGAGAATACCTTGAGGCACAAGATTGATTATTTATCACGAAGGAATTTGTACTCCAATACCACTAGAGGGGATTCTTAATGCTCCCTGTCTAACTGCTTTCTCTCTTCCTCGTTTTCTTCTGCCACCTCTTCTCATCATAAGGTAAGGATCATCTAAGGAAGGATCATAGTTGCTATCTAGGGTTTTAAATCCCTCTTTAGCCATTCTTTGTTTGAAGTTTCTACTAATATTAGAAGCAATAGAAGTAGTATTGTCCGTTGTTTGATTTACAGTAGTATTAAGAAGACTATCTGGGTTGTTAGGATCAATTAAATTAGATGTAGTTTCTTTTATGTCTTCTACTGCTTTGTCACCTTTATCTTTAAAATCACCTAATTCATCTTTAGATTCTTTTACTGTACCTTTTTCCTCACCAGAAATAATACTATCAACTACATCAATCATTAATTGACCAGTATCTTGAGCATCTTCTAAGGTTGTATCTATGTCAGAACCTTGGTAAACCTCATCTAATTGATCTACAATATCGCCCGTACTTGTATCAGTAATTTTAATATCAGGTGTGTTATCACTAATAGTATCGGAAACATCCTCAAGATCCACTTTTATTGGGGGAGGGGGTTCTACTTTTATGTCAGGTGTATTATCACTTACTGCATCAGAAAGATCTTGGGCAGTAGGTGTACTACCCCCGCCTCCACCAGATGAACACATATTAAGTTATTATTTTAGTTGTTCCAGAAGACATTGATTGTTTAGGACCGACATTCATTTTTGATACGTCACCCCTAATTCTTAAATTATTCTTATTTCTCTTTCTTTTCCTAAGTCTAGGATCACCTTCACCTTGCCTTGCATCTAAATTCGTTATCTCTGTAGGTGTAATAGAAGTATCTGTAGTAGGTTTGGTTTTTTTACTATCGTTGTTTAGATAATTTTGGGGATTTAAATTACGTAGTAACAATCCTGCACCAGATTTACTATCAGCACCTATAAGTGTGTCTACTGCATTACCTACATCTAAAATAGGATTCCTAATTAAATCATCAAATGCTTTACCTTCAACAGTAGAAGAAGTTCCGTCATATCCTCTTTTTCTTCTTTCTGCTACTTGGTCATACTCACACATCAACCTTCAAACTCCTGCATATCCCTACGTTCCATCAACCATTCAACCATTGCTCTTTTTCCTGCATACATAAATATTTCTCTTTCTGTCATATCAATAGTAGGACAAGCAGATGGGAATAGTTGATCTAGATCCTTTACTAACTGTTCTGGTATATCTAGATATAGTTCTTTTTTACCCTCAAGATCCATAAAAATCGGTTTTCCAACGTAGTTAAAAAATATTTCCTATGGGGTTGGGTAATTTACCCCTAATAAAAGATCCTTATAACCATTTAAATCTGTTGTATCCCCTTCTCTTTGTATTCTTGTCAATCTTGCATTTAACAATGCTTGTTGACTTGTGTAACCATGTTTTTCATAGGTAGGTAACACAACATCATCCCACATATTCTTAACATCGAATGGTGGTACATCCCATTGTTCTTCATTTCCTATTCTATCTAACAAAAGTTTTTTTGCTCTCTTCATCCCCAAACCTTTGACACCTATTATATTATCTACAGTATCCCCAGCTATGGTTTGGCACATCCAAGATAAATTAGCTTTATTTTCTGTTATCTCTACTAACTCATCTTTTATATAATGTAATCCTGGTACTGTTTGTAGATCCTTATCGATAGTCACACATACTGCTCTGTTGTTCTGTGTCTTTACTGGTGGTTCTACTTCCCATAATTTTGCATAGGGATCTTTAGCAGTAATAAACTCACCTATAATATCGTCTGCTTCATAACCATCTTGTTCTATATTGTACTGGTATACATACCCCAATCTTTCTCTTATTCTCTTGAGACACAAAGGTTTCCTCTGGTCTACTCGATTCATCTTGTACTCAGGATAAATTTTTTTTCTAAAATTGTTTTTATGTGACCAGCAAAGAACAGGAATAACTGTAGGATCTCTTTGTGTATCTCTAAATCCTTCTACTATTTTAGTAATGGTATCTATTGCTATGTGGGTTGCTTCTTCTTCTGAACTCCAGAGTGTCCAAAGATCCTCATCCCATTTAACTGCTTTCTCTGCATTGAAAGCTGATCGGTATGCTACTATGTCTGCATCAATTGCTAAGATTGTCATTAGTGTGTCTCCATCCAAGAGTTTCCAATTTTATATTCCCCATCGAGAGGACATTTGAAATCGTAATATCGTTCTGTCTCCAAAATTTTTTGCACAAAAACTTTTCCAACTTCATCCAGATCCAAGGTTTCACTAACGCTTACCTGAATCTCATCGTGTACCCAAAGAACTATCCTTGCTAATCCATTGTAGGATCTAATAATTTCTTCATTTACTAAACTGATCCATCTTTTACATAATATTGCTCCAGCAGATTGTATTAAGAAGTTAAGAGCAGAATGAGTAGAACGGACAGGGATATGTCTACCATCTAACCCTTTTAAAAACTTCTTCTTCTCTAGTGACCTAGCAATATTATTATTCAAGCTAGAGAATCCAGTAATATTACTCATGAACTTATCTTTAAGTTTCTTACCTTCTTCTTTACCACCACCAATGATAGATCCTATTTTCTGTGATCCAGCACCATAAAGTAGGGCATAGATAAATGTTTTTGCTTGGTCCCTAGTTTCTAGTCCAGCAGACTTCTGGTTTTCAGTATGTATGTCACTTTCTACTACTTTCTTACCATAGGAACCATTGTCATACTTTGCTAAATAGTGGGACAATACTCTTAGTTCCAATGAGGACATATCTATACCAATAAACTTGTGTCCTTTATCTGGTATAAACAACTCTCTACATTCTTTACCAAAAGGTGATCGAGTAGCAGGAACTTGTCCTAGATTAGGATGAGTATGGGTTGCCCTAGATGTATATGTACCAAGAGGATTAGTTCGGTTGTGTATGATGTAACTACCATTCTCTTTGTTAGCCAGTTTCAACCATGCTTGTTTACCTTCACTAATCTGAGCTATTCTTTTTTGTAGCAGTAAGTAGTCTGCTATCATTAGTGCTTCTGGTGTACCTAGTTCCCTTAGTACAACTTCATCTACTATAGGATGACCCAAAGGTGTTTTCTTAGTAGGTTCCCATCCTCTTTCTATCAAAACCTTGGCTATATGCTGTCTGGATCTAGGATTAAAATTTACATTCTTGATCTTGGTATAATCTTTTTTCTTTCTTGTCCTACCTTCTCCGTTATTTACAATCCAAGATCCAAACTCATCCTTTAGTTTATCTTCAAATCCTACTCGTTTTAGTGATAGCTTTTCTTCTAGTGCTTTTGCATCCTTCTTATTAAATCTAACACCAGTAAACCTCATATCAGAACATATAAGTTGCATAGAATGCTCTAGTCGTACAGCATCTTGTACACCAGAGTCTTTCATCTTTTTCTTTAACTTCTCATACAACTTAAAGTTAAGTTTCACATCATTGATGCAGTAGTTAAGCATATCCTCAGAGTATATCCCAAAGTTGCTACACTCCATCTTGGGGAAGTTTAAGTCTTTACCCCAACTATCAAGACTGTGAAACTCTCTAGTAGGAAAAAGCAGTCTAGAAATAGTAAGAGTATCCCTAGGTAATGCTTTAGGAACCCAATTGTAGATTTTGTTTATAAAAGGAATGTCAAAATCGATGATGTTGTGACCAACGACTATTTTAGCAGAGTCTAGGTATTCTATTCCTGCTTCTATTTCTTCTGGACCAAATGATTTTATCTCCCATGTCTCAGCATCCATAGTAACGATGCAATGTATAACTTTTCCCTGCTCATAAAAGTTATCTGTCTCAATATCAAAAATCAGCGTCTTCTTCTTCTTCATCAAAATTTATCTCCTCTAATGTCTCAAATAACCTTCCTGTCTCAGGTGTATATCTCAGTACAGAACAAGCCCCTTCTTCCCCTGAATATCTATTTTTTAATACACGTACTGTAGTTAAGTGCTTATCTGTCCCTTGTTTGTCCCTTTCTAAAGCTATACACATATCTGATAACTGAGCTATAGCCTGAGATCCCCTTAAATGATTTAACCCTACTCTCTCACCTTCTTCATGTCCTTTGCCCCCATTGGTTCTTTTTAAATGCGATACCAGCAATAACGCACATTGGGTATCCTCAACGAAATCCCTAAGATTGGTCATGAGGTTATCTATTTTCCTTCTCTCATCCCCTTCCCCATCTCCTGAGACAATAATAGAAATGTGGTCAAGGATAATTAGCTTACAGTCGTATCCTTTTACAAAATGACGTAACTTATCCTTAATACTGTCTTCTGAGGAACTACCCCAATGCTTATCGAAGACAACTTTGTTCCCCAGATCCAGATCCTTGTACCAGTTTTCCCATTTATCTAAATCTCGTTCTTCCTGTGAATGTAGATGAAGTGGTTCATTAGCATGGAGAGCAAGTAAACCAATAGCAGAACGCTTAGTATTTTCCTCTAGTGCATAGTAAGCTACTTTGTGTCCTTGTAAGATAGTGTTGTATGCTACTTCTCTACAAAACTGTGACTTACCTACTCCTGTTCCAGCAGTAATACAAACTATCTCTCCACAACGTATCCCCCTAGTCATCTCATCTAACTTAGGGAATGGGTAAGGAATACTTACTTCATCATGTACTTTTATTATTTCTTCCCATATCTCATCCCCTGTTACTATTCCTTCTGGTTTATGAGGTTTAGCATTGTAGATTGCTTGCATGAGATCCTGTTGCCTGTTCTGCATCAGTAACTCATTAGGATCTTTCTCAGGAAGTTGAACTATCTTGCATTTACCATAGGATAATAGTT